TGTTTAGAAGAAGAAACTCTACAATAAATAACATTTTGTTTAGTTCTAATTTTACAATCTGATTGTTGTAGGAATAATCAGATGGGTGTTCTTTTATATCTATTTTATTATCTTCTTCAAAATCATTTACAATCGTCATTTAATCCATTCATTAATTTGTCTTTGTCAAAAATAACAATTTTACATTGATTCTTCATAATTATTATAATAAATTACAATTATGAAAATAAATTCAAGTTTCAAACTAAAATTTTTATTAAAACTTTAATTACTATATGCTAACCCACCCCGGATAGCTTTTTATCCTTTGATTTTCACCAAAAGCCGGACTATATCTTAAGAAAAACGCGATAACGTTTTCCCCAACTCCATTTAGTCTCTGAACCTTAAACCTTTTAATATAGGTTTCTTGGCTGCGGATTGTCCAATCCTTCACATTTTTACTATCGGGTTCGGCTATTAACCGAGATCCTTTTAAATGTTTCCAAATAAAAGTAGTAGTGAAGGCTCTAAGGAGGTTCCCGCAATTTGAAGTTGTTGCAAATTAAATTAACATACAGGTATAGTCAATTCATTTACTAGCCAGTTATATAGAAATTTTTCATTTCCTACTATTTTACACTGTTTTTCATAATAAGTAATAGTAGAACTTATTATGCAGCTGACTGTTTGGCACAGGTTAATGTAAATACATTCTTTAATGCCAGCCATGATTCTAAGAACGTTATAGTTTACAGCATAAACACGAAGTTTAGAAGTACTACCGACGTTGGTAGAAAGTTGGAGAGTAGCGTTATCAATACGAGACATATTGACCGTACCACTTGGTTGATGTTGCTCTGGGTTAATAGCAAAGGAGTATACATAGATACCAATGGCTGGGATACGGGTGTGATGTTGGTATGGTTGTACAAGGTTAAAGTAAGCACCTTCACGAACAGAGAATCGATCTTGTCCGTTTAATTGAAGCTTAGCATCAGTAACAGAGTGACCTCCATTATTAGAGTAATCGGCCATCTTGTTATCATCTCTTTGGATAACCCATACAAGTTCCTTACACGGATGGTTCAACGCAAGCTTGCTCTTAATCGCACCGGATCCAGCTGGAACAGATTCAGCTCCAGTGAATTGAAGTTGTTCAATGAGATATTCGTGTTGAACTTGAGCAAATTGACGACGTTCATCAGTATCAAGATAAATGTAATCAATGTAAAGAGATGCATCAAATCCATTCCCGACTGTAGGAGCTCCTCCTGTAGTATTATAAAGTGCAACAACATCAGAGAATGTAATGTTGAACTTGACTTCATGATATTGAAGTGCAATTAATGGAAGAGCAAGTCCAGGATTTCTACAAAACCAGAATTGTAATGGAATATAAAGGGTTGTAGCTGGAGTGGAAGTAGTATCACTTGCATCAGTGGTTAAAGCAATAGTGTTACCAATCATAGTATTGTATCCAGCTTCCTTTTCAGCACTTTGAGTTAATTCGTTCCAGATATTTAACCAATCGCCATAATGAGTATCGATGGTTTGTCCACCAATTTCAATATAAACGGTATCGATCAAGTTGTGTCCAACCATAGGATCCCACGAAATAGCTCCACCAGTAGTAGATAAACTTGGAAGGTTTACTTGAAGGTATACCTTGTGGATTAAATCACCATTTCTGGAAACGGTACAAGAAACTTTTCGTCCGAAATCAACAGTTCCTGTGAAAGTTTGTTCAATTGCTTCTAGAGCAAAGTTAGTATGTCTTCGATAGACAACTTTAAAAAAAGTAATTTGCTTTTGTACCCTACCTTTCGGTATATTTATATCTTGTATAAAACAAGAAGGGAATAGACTATATCTTAAGCGATTTTTTCGCCCACTACCGTTTAGTCGTTGAACTGGGGCCATAGGATTTTTCCCTTAGGCTTTGGCTGCGTACTCGTCCATTTCAAAAAATAATATTTATTATTTTCATCATATATTGCATTTTTACTATATCCCAGTGTATTCTGGGCCAGTAAACTTTTTCAAATTTACCTTAGTAGCAAATGAATTTACTATATTTTTATGATTATTTATTAAATCAATGTCTATTTTGTCATTTTTAATCAAATTTAATTCCTTTTCAATCTGACAATCTTTACATTTCATTAAAAATATCAAAATAAATAAAACTAAATTCATTTTTTAATATCTTTAGGATGTCGTCGCAATTTGATAGTGTCGCAAAAGAGTTTATATCTTGCTGTACTCTTTCACTAGCAGTTTTATTATTAATCATGATAAAAACACTTGATTTTGATTAATATAGGAATAATAACAGATTTTCCTATAACATATCCTAATAGTTATAGCTGACTACTTTTCTTCCCCATGTTATTAAGGATTACCTGTGAGGTATATATCTTGCTTTTATATGGTCTTTTCAAACCATATATTAGCCCTAATATCTCTATTAGGAATAGAGTACACCTTAAGAATTTTCAGATATGGCTAGTATCATCATAAAATCCCAACTTCCGTCTACTCGTTGAACCTTCATCTTATATCTACCTCTACCATCAAGGTAGCCTAAATTGAATGTAAATATTCTGTAGCCAATTGTAATTTAAAATTTACAAAATATTTTATTAATTCAATTTTATCAATATAAGATGCTTGGCTGCGGATTGTCTAATCTTTAACGTTTTTACTATGCCTCAGGTCATTACCCTTTGGTATTGTTAAGTATCACTACAAAACAAGTAGTAGTTAAAGTTCTAAAGAGGTTCCCGCAATTTGAAAGTTTCGCAAAGTACCTTACAGAGCTGAAATGCTCTATTTCGACAAGGTACTTTACTAGCAAGTTATATAATAAGAAATACTATTATTCCTTATTTGTATATTTATACTGTTTATCTAATATGGTATTTATACAAACCATACTAGCAGCTTACTATTCGAGCCCAGATATTTAAGCTCCATACGCTACTAATTGCATTAATCCACCACCCATTTATTTTTATACTATGCCATAAGAAAATAAATTTTTGTAATTAACTAATTAAATCGCGTAAAAAATACATTTCTTTAAATTAATTTAAAACTTTTACGTTAATTTAAATTTTAAACCATATTTTATTATAAAGCCACTGAAGTAAGCCGATACATCAACGTTAATAATGGTTCCATTTGAGTATTTTCTTTTACCATACCACCTGCAAGCAAATACTTGTAAAATGGCAAGAATATCCTCAGTGAATTCTTGTTCTGGTATCTAACTTAAGGTAAGGGGGTGCGGATTTTAAAAGTTCGTGTAAAATAAGCAGCGTGGTTTGGTCGAAATTCAAAACAGAGTTTTACACGAACTTTCAAAATCTGAACCGAAATTTATATTTGTATATGCAAGTCGTATCGATGGATTCTATTCAAGCCGTAAAAGATATTTACAACCGGATTTTTATATTCCTAGTAAAAAATTATTTGTAGAGATTAAGAGTAGAACATATAATTGTTGTGGAACTACTTCTGAAAAAATTGACCATGCTGCTCGTAAATATAGTACTAAGTTATCTCTTACAAAACGATTACAATGATTGTCTTGGTCTTGGTCTTGGTCTTGGTCTTTATCATTGTCTTGGTCTTGGTCTTGGTCTTTGTCATTGTCATTGTCATTGTCATTGTCATTGTCATTGTCTTGGTCATTGTCTAGGTCTAGGTCTAAATTTATATGTTCCCACGAATATACAATATATTTAATTTCATTTGATTTATAATTATTTTCCCTTATATAAATTATATCCTTTATTTCACTGTCTTCTTTAAAAGGATGTATATCTTCTATAAAATATCTATTCCTTACATTAATTTGTAACATACCTAATAATAATGTCTTTATATTTTTATTCAAAAATATCTTTTTATTAATCCTTTTATTAATCCTTTTATCAATTATTTCTTGAATTATAGTCATACTGTAAACTCTTTCCAATTCTTTTATATTATCAATGTTTGAAAAAGGTAACAAATTAAATATTAATTCATAAATACATATACCTAAACTCCATATATCTATACGTTTATCATAAAAATACAAATCAGATATCTTGTTTTTTTTATATGAATATGATGTAATATTTTCCATTTTTTTCATATTTAAAATAATTTCTGGAGCCATATAATAAGGAGTACCGGATAATTTAAAATACTTTTTTGATAAATTTGTTTGAACATTTTCTCTTTTTTCATTACGCAAATTCGATAAATCATAACAAGAAAACCCAAAATCGGATATTTTAAATCGTATACCATTTGGGGTATTATGTATTAAAATATTATGCAACTTTATATCTCTATGTATAATGTTTTTATCGTGGATATATTTTAATCCATTACTTGTTTGACGAATAAATTCTTGCATAAATTCATCTGAAAAACCACCAAAACAATTTCTTTCTTTTTTAGGCGATTTTTGTTTTAAATATTCGTAAACATCTCCTCCATTACAATATTCCATACGTAAATAATATATTCCGCGTTTTTTTGTATATCCGTAAAATTTTATAATATTTAAATGATCTAATTGTAATAATATTTCTATTTCACTTTCTATCATCTCTTCTAATCTATCATAATAATACTGACGTTCTTTGTCATTTTCAATTTCATTAGACTTTTCATCTTTATTTTTTTTGTATTTTTTTACAAGTTCGTTTATATTTATCTCTTTTATTATAAAATATTCATCGACTACATCAGATTCCTTTTCAAAACATAAAAAGACATTTGAAAAAGAACCTTTCCCAATTCTTCTTATTATTTTTACATTTTCCATATTAATTTATATTACTATATAATTTTTATTATAAAATTATTCGCTTTTTATTATTCGTCATTTTCGATTTCTCTTCTATTTACATTAATTTTTGTAAGATCTTTTGCGTTTTTTTTATTTAAAAACGAATCTATATTAGGATATTTGTTTATAATGTTTTTAAAAGCAATTTTTATAGAATTCTCATAATAATAAAATAATTCTTTTTTCAAATGAATATTTTTTAATAACTTAAAAATCATTTTTTCTGCTTTATGATGATTACCTACTCTTTGAAGATATAAAATACTACAATCTGGATAATAGGTACCGTAACGTTGCATTATATGATTTTCAACCTCGTTTTTGCTTTTTTTATTTCCAAATTTTGTCTTTCCAATTTTTACAATATTCTTATCATTATATTTTAAATTAGTTTTAATACAATAAATAAATCCATCATTATCAATTAATGTACCCAAAGACATTTTATAAAAAGAATTACTTTTTTACATTTTCATTTTTTTATTAATTTTTTTATTAATTAAATCTTTTTACAAATCTTTTCAAAATATATTTTTGCAGAATTATAACCACTTTCTATCAATAATCTTTTGTCATCAGATGACAAATTATAATTTATTAAACTAGTTATTTTATAAGCATCAATAGTTATAGTATGTGAAATATATTTATCTAAACGAGTAGATGTTTTTTCCTTTTCCAACATATAAAATTGTAATACGTTAGACATATAATCACTAAAACTTTCTATCTTGACATCATGTTCGCTTGTCATTTCTTTCATTGATACTAATTTGCATCCTAATACAGATGATAAATTATCTTTAAAAAAATGTATAGGGTAATTGGATATTAAACCACCATCTACGTGAATATCACCTTTATATTTTTCAGCAGAAAATACAAAAGGTACACTTATAGACATCCTTATTGCACGTATTACTTTTAAATTCGGTGTATTTTTATAATCAAAAATAGATAATGTATATTTATTTACATTACTTGCCAATATTTCTAAATGAACACCAGTTTTTTTATACAATTGTGAAAATGTAATACCAATTGGATATCCTTTTTTTATTATTAATCTTTCCAACCACTCGATAAGCTTTTTACCAGATTCTAAACCATACTTTTGTAAAAAATTTTTTATCTTCATATCGGATAACATTTCAAAATTTACATCTTCTATTTCAGTATTTAATTCATCGTAATTATAATTTAACGAATAAAACAAACCCATAAAACACCCAACTGATACACAAGTTATTCTTTTTATATCTATTTTTGGATATATACATTTATTTTCGTCGAAATCTTCATTTAATTCCTCATTTTTGCGTTTTTCTTTTAATTCATCCAGATATTTTATTATACCAACATAAGCTACACCCCTTGACCCCCCACCACTACAAACTAATGTGTCTATTTTACTTTTAAAACTTCTTTCCATATTACTTTAATATAATAATTTTAATAAAATAATTTAACCAAAAAGTTTAAAGTATTTTAGCTTTGTTTTAAAGTAATTCAAAAAATGTGTTATCTAAAATATCTTTTACTACAAATTTTTTTTCTGTAAAATTATTATCATTTTTATACAAAATAAATTCGGAATCTAGATTAATATTCAAATAAGAAAAAAATAGATCTAACTTGATATTACTTTTATCAAAATAATACATAAAACTTCTAAAATCACTTGTTATATCATGTTCTATAACTAAACCACCTAGATTAATATCTCTAGTACCTTTTATATCTCTAGTACCTTTTATATCTCTAATATCTTTTATATCTCTAATATCTTTTATATCTCTAGTACTTTTTATACTACAATATACAATCAAGTTTCTTTTTTCAAATATCGTCTCAAAATTTTCTTTAAAATTTTCAATATCATCTTTTACATTATTATTTGTATCTGATATAAAAACAATATTTTGTTCTTTGCCATTTTCTACAACACAATGTTCTTCTAAATAAAAATATCTATCCTCATAATTTTTAAATAATATTTCCATTTTTTTATAAAATCCATCTTTTTTTCTTGTTTTCATCGTAAAAAATAAGTTAATGTTTAATAATAAGTTTAAAACCACACGTCTTACAGATATCATAATGTACCTTACTATACTCACAATACATCTTACAGATATCACAATGTACCTTAATAGATGCTTTATAGATGCTGCACAGATTATTATATTAAAATACATTATATTACTCACAATGTACATTATATTACTCACAATGTACATTATATTACTCGCAATGCACCTTAATAGATGCTTTATAGATGCTGTACAGAGTATGATAATGCACCTTACAGATGCTATACAGAGTATGATAGTGTACCTGTATCTGTAAATTGTGTAAAAAATACAAAAAGAAATACAACTAATAAGTAAATACATTTTTTATTTAAAAGTAAATTTACTTATTAATTATATTTACTTTTAAATGAATTTTTTTTCTATTTTACAAAAAAATGAAAATGAAAATGAAAATGAAAATGAAAATGAAAATGAAAATGAAAATGAAAATGAAAATGAAAATGAAAATGCATTAAAACCAAAAGATACAATAGACAAAAAAGACAATAATATTGTGCATACAAATTCTTATAAAAATATAAGAAGGGGGAATTATGTAAAAATCATAGGTGTTAAAAATAGTATTTTAAATATTTATAAAGGATATAATGGGGAAGTAAGAGATTATAAAAAAGATCAAGACTTTGCTATTATTTTTTTACATTTTAATTATAGTCGTATTAAATTTCCAATAGATCATTTTATTATAATTGATTAAAATGGTTATTGTATAAGTAATTGATCTAGATGTATTTATCATTCTTATATTTTTTCTGGTAAAACACATGACAATGCTTTTGGGGAACATATAGCTCTTGTTTTTTCATATTTATCAAGTACTTCTTTAAAAGGTGGGGTGGGGGTTGTGATGAATGTAATTTTTTTGAATTCTTTTATTTTATCATAATATTCATTTTCAGAAAATATTTTATCACGATGCATTTTTTTTAGTTTTATCTTTTCATCTTTATAACATTGATTTTCTTGGTATATTAATTTTTTATTTACTTTATCTTTAATTAGGTACATCCAATACATTAATTCAATACGACCAACTAAATATGGTTCAATAGGTAATTCTTTGATAAAACCGTTCAACGAATTTCTACAAAAAATACAAGGTAAAATCATTTGTAATCCGGATAAAAATTCTTTAAATGCAATTTTTATTTTTTTATCATCTTTAGTTTTTATTTTAACAGGATATCTTCCAATAATGCTGGTGAATAAAAAGTCCCAACAATTGGGTCCCCACTTTGAAGTTGCCATACCCTGAAGAGAATGATATATAGAATAATCTATATCTTTTGGTAATAGATTATTGTTAGTCTGGAGGGTTTCCCTTTTCATATCACTATTATTATATATACAATAAAATAAATATATAATAAATATTGTGGGATTTTGTTCAAACTTATATATTAAAGAATTTCTACCCCGCGTCTAAGAGATGCAGGGCTTTGTTCATAACTACTTTGGTTCCAAGGTCCAACTTGTTCCTTTGGAATAGGTGGAAGGACTCTTATATCTAGGTATGGAATTTTATTACTTTGAGAAATTGTGTTAATACCTGCATGATACCCACTTACTAGAAAGTTTTGTTCTTTTAACAAATTAGAAACAGGATTTTGTTTTGCAAATTCATTAGCATCATTGTATTTTGGTAAAAGATCTTCTGCAGTAAGCTTTGCAGATCCAGCTACAACATTATCAATTTGTCGTTTCTGCTCAACTGCAATAGGTTCATTTGCTGGTGAAAATGCCATTTGATTAGGTTCATTTGCTGGTGTTGCGAGTCCGGTAGCTTGTACAAGTGGTTGGAAGGGTTTTTCAGGTAGGATATTTTGTACAGATCGTTGGATTGGTTCAACGCCAACGTCAACGTTATCTAACCTTTCCCTATTTTGTCCCATATATTGAATTAAAAAATATACTGCTACTATAACTAATAAAATTATAATCGTATTACATGTATTTTCATCTTTCATAATATTATCCATTATTCTTTTTATTATAGTATAACAAAATAAATTTTTTTATTTTAAATAAAAAAAATACTCATAAAAACTATCTAAAATTTGTGGTACAATTGTATTTTAATTTAAAATTTAAAAGTCAAGTAACAGAAGGTAAAGGGAGATATGAAACAAATCGTATTAGATAATGGTTGTCATTCTGATTTTGAAAATAATACAGATGAAGATAAAAAATTAGATATAGATGACTTTTATTTTAACTATTCAAATGATATTTTAGATATTTATGAAAAAATAAAGGAAGGGCTTTCATATTCACCATTCTTTATTTCTAATTTAAAATTTACATTGTTAACAGACTTTATACTTTTAATTTCATTACATGGGTCTAACAAAAATTCTACACAAGTTAATCAATTTTGCTTAGATACATTTGACAATTATTACGGTGTAGAAATTGAATATTCGTATAATATAATATGCATGTTTTTAAAAAAATTTAAAAGAAATTTATATCGTAATACATGGGTAGAATTTTGCTTTAAACATACTGATTTACACGAATTGAAAAATAAATAGTTTCATTTCAATTCATTTCCATTTTTATGTTTTAATTGTTTTTTAGGGATACCAGTTATACTATTTATAGCCATCAATGCACAATCCGAAAGGTCATCGGCCTTCTTGTGTGCTAAAAATACAGGTAACCATTTTTCTTTTTGTTCTTTTGAAAATTTATTTTCTAAAAACCATTTTGTATATTGAATTGATAACCATTTTCTTTGAGCATATTTTCCTTTTAATGCACATTTGATTTCCGGACCAGTATAAGCCTTTAATTTTTGTGATGCCCTTACAAATCTTATAGTAACATCTGTATCTTTATATAATTCGACGAGTTTTCCGTAAAGTACATGACTTGTAAATAACATTTTGGCATTACATTTAGGTTGCAATTCAATAAGAATCGTATTTAATTCTTTAAAAATAGGATTTTCATCATAAATTTCTTGTACGCGTTTTATAAATGTTTTTGCTATATCTTGTAATAAATATGCATCGATATTTTTCTTTTTAAAATCATTAACTTTCGTCGCCTTTATATTTTTTGGAAAATGTGTTTTACAACAAAATACAATTTCGTTCGCTAAATTGTATTTCATATTACATTTTCTATTACATAATTTACCATTTTTAAATGTATCTTGACAATGATGATCGTCGCTATCTAAAATATTATAAACATCCCATAACAAAATTGTGTAGTCACTATTCATGATGTTCATTGCCAAGTTACGTAGACCAACATCTATACACAATGTTATCCTTTTTTTCCCGTCTAAATCAAGTACCATTTTCTTTTATAATTATCCTTTATATTTCTAAACATTTTTTTAAAAAAAATTAAACTACAAAATCACTAACGTTGATGTATCGGAAGCCTTTTCAATTCGTCTAGATTATAAAATTAAAAAAAATCTATATATCAATATGCTTCTTAACGAATTTGAAAAACTGGCGCTTCGTAAATTTAAAATTAAAAGTATTTTACCAGATGCTACCATACTTATCCTCGGGAAAAGGAGGAGCGGCAAATGTAAAATTTATGGTACCAAAGTTCTAATGTATGATGGTACAATTAAAAATGTGGAGGATATAAAAGTTGGCGATCAAGTTATGGGGGATGACAGTACACCTAGAAATGTACTAGAAACACATTCTGGAACTGATACAATGTATAAAGTAGAAAATAGAAAGGGTGAAAGTTATACTGTAAATAGTCATCATATTTTAAGTTTAAAATGGACTGCTAAAAAATTTATATTTGAAAGAAAAGAAAGAATGTCTTTTCAAGTAAAATATTTTGACAAAAATAAGATTAAAGTAATACATAAAGATTTTTCTTATAAAAATAAAGATAAAGATAAAGATAAAGTATACGACGAAGCAAAAAGATATTATGATAATATAATAGATAATTTATATGTAGATATTCCTATAAAAGAATACTTGGGACTCTCTAAAAAATACAGAGAAAATTTATTAGGATACCAAGTCTCTGCATTAACTTTTCCTAAACAAAATGTAGAGTTACCAATAGATCCTTATATGATTGGATATTGGTTAGGAGATGGTACATCAAATAATTCTAATATAACAACACAAGATTCTACAGTATTACATTATTTTGCAAATAATTTAGAACAATACAACTTGTATTTAGATTATAAGGAAAAATACACTTACAAAGTTTCAAGTGGTTATGGACAAAATGGTAATGTTTTTTTGAAAACGTTGCGTGATTTGGATATGTTGAATAATAAACATATTCCACATATTTATAAATGTAATACTAGAGAAGCTAGATTAAAATTACTTGCCGGATTTATTGATGCAGATGGACATTTAGGTAAAAGAAATGATTTTGAAGTAACACAATGCGAAAAACATGAAAAATTATTTGATGATATTATTTATTTGGCTCGTAGTTTAGGATTTACTGCTTATAAACATGATAAACATGATAAACATGATAAATATGATAAATATGATAAAAAGACTTCTTGGACACATAACGGTGTTAAAAAATTTGGAAAAGCATTCAGAATACATATAAACGGAGAAGGTATAGAAGAAATACCTACTTTAATTCCTAGAAAAAGGGCACAAAAGAGAAATGATCGTGCAAATGCATTAGTCAGTCAAATTAAAATTACTCAATTATCTGAAGACCGTTATTTTGGCATTGAATTAGATGGAAATAATAGATATGTATTAGGAAATTTTATTGTTACACATAACAGTTTCCTTGCAAGAGACATCTTTTCTAATCATCGTGATATACCATCTGGTATAGTGTTTTCAGGCACAGAAGAAGCATCTCCATTTTTTGGAGATTTTGTACCTGATTGTTTTATACATTCCGAATATGATCCGGAACTAATAGATAGTATTATGAATCGTCAAAAGCGTAAAATAAGAGAAGCTAAAAACCAAGGCCTTTCCGAAACAGGAAAACATCAAAGTAATAATTTATTTATTGTTTTAGATGATATGTTGCACGATGCTTCTAGTTGGAAAAAAGATAAAACTATTAAAAGTATTTTCTTTAACGGAAGACATTTCAATTTCCTTTTTATCTTAACCATGCAATATGCCCAAGGTATCCCACCTGAATTAAGAAGTAATATCGATTATGTATTTATCTTTAACGAACCTTCTGTAGCTAATAGAAAAAGAATCTATGATTCATATGGTGGAATGGTTGCTTCGTTTGATTATTTCTGTAATATCTTGGACGCATGTACACAAGACCATGAATGTCTTGTTATTAAAACATCAGGAAATACTTCTGATTTACGAGATCAAGTTTTTTGGTATAAAGCATCAGCACATAATGATTTTCGTGTAGGTCATCCTAAATTTTGGAAATATCATAATACTAATTATAACGAACGTTATGAAGAAGATGATGATAAAAATCAACAACAATTGGATAAATTAAAAAAGAAATTTGCAAAAACGAGAAAGTTAAAAGTTATTGTTTCTAGAGAAGGCGAAATTGTTGGTTATAAACAAGAAGATGAATAAAGCTTTGTACATATTAGAGTAAGTTTTATAGATATTTTAATATTTAATCTTTTTTCTTTAATGTTATTTTACCTTTTTTATATAAATATAACAAATGTTGTTTTAATATTTCTTCTTTTTCTTTTTTATGTTCTATTTTTTCTTCTATTTCCCTTTTCTTTTTTAATTCTTTTTTTTTGATATCACTCAAAGGATAAATGTGATTGTATTCTTTATCAGGAATATATATAACATTATCTTCTAATTGAACACTCCATGTTAAATTTAATTTTGGATTTACCAACATTATATAATCCGGATATTCAACTTTCATTAATAAACCACCAATTCTAAATTTTTTATTTTTTAAATTTAAATAACGTATCCATGTCTTGAATGGTTTTACTTTTTTTAATATTTTCTTCTCTTTTATTGTTTTTAAAGCGACGTAATTATCTAAATAATTTACAATATCATATCCAGTCATATGATCCTGTTTACTACCATATTTTGATTTTTTATATCCAGTATCAACAATACTAACAAATCTATTATCATCCCCAGTAAAGTCTGTTGGATCTGTTGGATCTGTTGGATCTGTTGGATCTGTTGGATCTGTTGGATCTGTTGGATAAGAACTATCCTCACTAGATTCTGTACCTTTTTTTTCTATTATGATTTTTTTTGATTTTTTTTGATTCATAATACTCGTTAATTTATATTACTCTATATATTACTTATATTATTAATCATTCTTTTTTATTTTTTTTATTGGTTATTTATACGTTTACAAGATGTTTCGATATTTATACGATTTAGCTATGAATTTATACAATGACGCAGATGAAATCATACCTAATTTATGGTTAGGTAATCATAGATCGGCATTAGATATT